ACACTACTGAAATTTCGTGCAGTTCTAGCTCTTTTACCACAAACAACTCTTTGGCTGCATCATATTCCGCATCTACGATTCGGAAGCCGATACTAAATGCCGTTAAGATGCCATCTTTTACAAGATTAAACACTTCGCCAGCAGCTGAAGAAATTCTGGCTTTAACCCATAATCCCTTGCCGTCAACTCTATGTTCTACCATCCTACCAACTGGCTCGCTATGGTCGTGATATGCCAAAATTACTGGATTCTTCAAATAATTTTGTATACCCTTTTTCCATACACTTGCTGGGACAATGTCGCCTTGTCTATCAACGTCATCAGTACTTGCGTACCCTTCGATTGTTATACTAGTTGTCTTTTCGTCGGTGGTATCGCTCTTGATAAATGAACTGTTTAAAAACAGTACTTTACTTTTATCTACCATATTACCCCTTTATTGCTGATTATCTGTGGGCCTACCACCTGTCGACGGATCAGCAGCCGAACCCGCAATATTGGCGGGTATTCTTATTTCGTCATTACCAGTAATTGGATCATAACGTAATTCTTTTCTTGCTTCATTAGCTGTAATGATGCCTGCATTGACTAAAGTCGAATGGTAAGCAGCAATATCTTTTAATTCTGGTTGCATTGCTGATACTGAACTAGTAACTGCTTCAATATCGTATCCATAGTATCGTTCTAGTGAAGATACGAACTTACGAACAACTGGCATAACTGTTTCTAAATAAAATAATCGTAGATTAGGCGAAATGTTAGCATTATTTCCACCAGCTAATAAAATAGGTGGAATACCAATACACTGCATAATTAGTTCGTTGTGTGTTTTAATTGATTGATCAAAATCCATGTCTTTGAAGTTTTGATTCGATACATTTGCAGGCTTTAGTCCTGAATCTAAAATTACAGGGCGCTTACCGCCTTGTTTAGTTGAATACTTTTGTAACCAATATTGAATTGTTTTTTCTTTTGCAACTTGTGAAAGCGTATTTTCTGATGTTAAAACTAAGCCAAATACAGCTCCGTTATCAAAGAAGTTCTCTTGAAACTCTTTCATTGCGTGTAGTGTAGCAATTGATCGTTGTGCTGCTTCTAAGCGCGATGCGCCTCGATATATTGACTGTGAGTTCAAATCACGGAAGTGAAACACTTCTGGTTCTTTAAAATCAACCATACCGTTGTAACGATATCCACGTATAAACGTTTTTGTATCCGGCAAAATCTCAACAGATGTTGCAGGCAAGTGGTACATAAATACACCATCAAAGTGTATGAATACATTACCTTCCAAGATCAAATCTGTGAAGATTGCTTGACGAAATTCTTGAGTGCTTTGATAAGGGTTAGGTCGAAAGTTTAGCAGTGTATTTAGCGACTTTTGACGTATTCCAGCAACAACGCCTTCTGTGATCTTATCTTTTACGTCGTAATCTAGTGAGCTAGCTGCATTAACAAGCATACTAACTGAACGATTAACTGACTCTAGTTGCTGGAAGCTTTGACGATAAGTTATCTTAGCTTGCGAACCAATTTGCGTACCTGCTTCTTGAGCAATACGCGTTTGCGCTGGATTAAGTTTTTCAACAATCCAGTCTGTAAATCTTGACATAGTTTTCCCTTAAGTAAACTCACTGAAAAAACTACCAAAGCTTTTCTTAGGTACAACTGTTTCCACCACATCACCAGTATGTTTTGCACGCTGCGTTTCTATCCAGTGAGCCTGTTTGGGTTCACTGCCAGGGCGGGGGGCTTTACCATAAACACTGTGTAACGCTACATGATGACGATTACAAAGGGTGTAAACTTGGTCATATAACTCTACTCGGTGCTCATCAATAAACTCATCTCGCACAGCTAAAATACCGGCATCTGTTGAAATATCGTAACCTTTAGCTTCAGACCATTTATCTAGGAGTATAGTAACTGAATGTAGGTGATGGAGTTCTAAATCTGCGGCGGAGCCACAAACGCAACACTCCGTTTTCTTCTCGTAGGCTGCTTTAGCCCTGTCGCGAACCCACTTAACAGGGATTCGCTTATTTGTGTTTTTTGCCATTATTTCAAAGTACTCCACAATTACCTAGTATTATAGCAGAACAGCAACAAAAAGTCAATGCACAAATTTTTTGTGGCATTAAACAGTATAGGTGTACAGTGCATAACGAACTGCATCGGCCATGTGACTATAATCATCATGCATAGGACGCTCACGTTGTAACCCCTCACGTTGATCCCAGCGATACTGGTCAAACATGGCTCGCACATTAGTGCAATGTGGGGCAACCTTTAATCGACCCTGTTGTAGCAAGGTCTGAACATACGCAATGCCTGGTAACACATCTTTTTTAGCTTTGGTAGTTGAAATGTTATATAAGTAGGCAAGGTCACCAGCAAACTGTGCAGCGGCCGAGTCAATAAACGTGACTTCAACACCATGACGCTCATTCATTGCTGTAAACTCTGCGGCATGCTCTGCTGTGGTCTTTTCCGACTTTAGGTATTCATCGACAATAAAAAAGCAATCGCGGTTCCAATCGTAGACGATAGCGCAATAAGCAGTAGCATCTCGGTAGCCAGGGTCGCATCCAGCAAACGCTTCGCCTTTAATATCTTCTGGAATGTCAATAACATCTGTATCCTGTAGTGTGTAAATCTGACCCTCAAATACAGTAAATGAGGCTAAATATTCTTGTTCAAATTCGGCTTTTGACATGGACCTGCGAGCTTCCGCAACGTCTGACTCAGCCATACGAGTATTTTCAGTGTAATCAGCTTGCAGCGAAATCCACTCGGGGAAATTGGGGTCAAAGCCACGATTCCAAAACTGCGAAAACCAGTTGTTACGACCACGAGGTGTGGAGATAAAAATGGCTTTAGCTTGCGGCTTGTCAAGTGTTGGACGTAGTGCAACATTAAAGGCTGCTTCGCCGCCTTCGCCTAGTGCAGCCTCGTCAAATATGATTAGGTCATATGATCGACCAACAGTACTATCAACGGTACTAAGAGAACCCATACGAATGGTAGAACCGTTGCTGAGTTCGATAATTTTGTCTTTGAGGTTGTCACGTGCGACTTCGAGGTCGAAGTGTTTGATAAGTTTGCGTTGGAGTTCAAATGAGATCGAGCTTAAGTTATAGTTAGGCGAAATGATTAAGACATTACTGCCAGGAACAAGTGTAACTAGCTGACCGATAATATTGGCAATATAAGTTTTGCCTAGACGTCGTGCTAGTGCAGCACAAATAAACCTGTATTTGGGATCGTTGACTGCGTTTATAAGGGCAACTTGTGGGCGGTTGATTGTATCGTAGATGTTGAGCAGCTTTAAGTAATTTGTTATGGGTAGCTTAATAAACCTCTGTTGAGGATCAAACTCTTGGATAACGTCGACATTGATATCTGGTCGTGAGACTACAAGCATTTACAATCCTTGCCAAACCATGGCTGTATATGTGCTAGTGCCATTACTAGCCACATTAATGGCATTTCTAAATGCATTCCGCCACAGTGACTGGGATTTGAATAAGATACGTAGGCTAGTACAACGCATAGTGGAGTTATTGATTTATTAAGAATTTCTAACATTATTATATCTTAGGTCCGTTAAATATTTGAGTGCTGTTTGTGCCTGTACCTAGTACGCAAGCTATTTTATCATTAAACTGGATTATTGTCCAGGTTTTGGTTTGTTGGTTAACAAACACACTGTACTTTGGTACTTCAGCACCAGGCTCTATACCTAACCACAAAGGAGTTTCTTTGTAGTTACTACTTGTTAATCCTTGTAATAACATTTTAGTTTCTGTACAAGTTACGGGCTTTTGTATAATTATGGGTTGTGCTGTTAACAGACTTGGTAGTAGTAAAGTTAAAAATAATAAGTATTTCATATTAACTCCAGTACTTTGAAGAATCTAGTTTATCCCAGTAGGCTTTGTTGTTGCGATTCCAAAAGTTTTGGATTAAGTACTTTGACATACCAAAATAACCCATTTTGCGAAACCTACGTGAGTCTTGTCCAAAGTAGTGGTTTACAAGTTTAAACTTGTTGACACTATACTTGCGACTCAAGAAGTAATCTTCGCTAGTAGCAAATTGTTCTGGAAATCCACCTAGTTCCTCAAACTTGTCACGGCGCGTTAGCATAAATGCACCGACTGCAAATGGTGAAAAGTATCTTAGTATGTTGTTGACCACATTAAATGCGGTGAAACCAATTTGTGCTCGAATATCACCGTCATAGCACTTGGCATTTAATCCAACCAAATCTAAGTTTTCGGCTTCTAGTGCATTGACTGCATCATGGATAGCTGTGGATTTAAAGAAGCGTACGTCTGCGTCAACGAATAAGATATAAGGAGTTGTTACTAATTGAGCCCCACGGTTCTTAGCCGCTGAAACTGGTCCGCCTTCGATAACTTCAACATTTAGGTCATGGCTATTGTTTAGGATAACTTGACGAGTTAAATCTGTACTACAGTCAGCAATAATGATCTTAGTATCGCCAATGTCTTGCCAACGTAAATGCATTAATAAATGCATAATATAATTTTCTTCATTTTTTGAAGGTACTACAATGGTAATCTTATTTTGGAGCAGGTTCTTTGTCATTGCTTTTTGTCCATGTTACGATCTCCCAGCGTCCATCGTGATGCTCTACAAGTGCAGTACATGACTCCACCCAATCACCGTCATTCATGTATGTGACGCCATCAATCTCTTTAATTTCTGCGTGATGTATATGCCCGCATATTACACCATCATATCCTCGTTTTTTACAGTAACCAGCTAGATTCTGTTCAAACTTAAACATGAAGTCTACAGCTTTTTTGACCTTGTGCTTAAGGAACTTGCTAAGGCTAAAGTACCCAAAACCCAAACGACGACGTATCCAATTAAACTTAGAGTTGAGTGATAAAACTGCGTCATATGCCTTATCTCCTAAAAATGCTATCCAAGGTGCTAAACGAGTAATCCCGTCAAATAAGTCACCGTGTACAACTAAATAGTGTTTGCCATCAGCACCTATATGCTCGATTTGATTGTGTATTTCTACTAGTCCGAAACTGAAACCGTAAGGTATCATGGGTCTTAAAAACTCATCATGATTACCTGCAATATAAACAACTCGCGTACCTCGTTTAGCATGACCTAGTACACGTCGGACTACTGAAGTATGTGATTGCTTCCAACGCCACTTGTTTTGTTGGATTCGCCAAGCATCAATAATATCGCCAACTAAATAAAGTGTTTCACAAGTGTTGTGCTTTAAAAAATTGTTTAAGCGGTCTGCTTGTGAATCACGAGTGCCTAAGTGTACGTCGCTAATAAATATTGAGCGATACGTGGTAGGCAACATTAAACACCTTCACCAGTAATTAAACGTTGTACTAGCTGTGAGTACTTTGATCCGTCTAAGGCGTCATTGATTTGAACGTTTACTTGTTTTTGTGGGCCAGTGGCTTGTTGCGCTTTGGCTAGCTGAATCTCGCGATCCATTAAGTCCATTGACATTTTGTGTGACATTTGGAGAAGTTCAGCAATATCTTTGGTGCTACCAGTTTGTGATTCTTCTAATTCCGAAAACTTTTGTTTGATTAGTGCATCCATAGCACGTCGCATCAAAAATCTGTTGTTGTAGCCCGAGTCGAAGAATACTGAATCAATATATGATTTTACTTCACGTTTAGCTAATAAACTAGTTACCACTTCAGGGTCTAGATCTAATTCTTGGGCAACGGCTCTGGCATCATTAAGTTGCAGGTAGGCATTGGCAACTTCTAGTGCTTCGGGGCTGATGCGTACAGTTTCTGCAGGTAAA